GCCATCTCATTGAGGTCTGGGAAGTAGTCGGCTCTTGGCTGTCCAAGATAGTCGATACTGGAGTAGATAGCTTCGTTGGTGCCGTTGCCATACAGGAACACAGCATTGTCCTGTGAACCGAGGAACAGCTCAGCATTGGTCATAGAGGCTACATCCTGTCTGTAGGTGGCAGCTGCCTGATAGCCAATCTCGATGGTGTCCACACCTCTGACAGGAGCGATATTGAATGTGACCACACCGTTGAACCTGTCTCTGGTATATTCTCCCGGCTCTATGTACTTGTTGGTACGAAGGTCTTTAACGTAGTCGATGGAGACAAGGTCTCTTTCTGGTAGGATGAACTGAGTCATGCTCCCATCTGGTGAGAACCATACTCTGCGTAGTCCGTTGAGCTTATTAGTCTCTTCCAGAAGTGTGCTCTGAGCGCCATCCGGTGTACGGGCAGTGGCAATCAAAGGACGATAACCATTGACATAGCCGAACTTTGAGCCGTCATAGGAGTAGTACTCTTTGCCATTAAGCATGTAGACGATCTCACTGTAGGCAAAGAAGTTAACTCTGTTGTCTGTCTCAATCTCTCCCATGTCTTTAGGAGTCTCAAGATAGCCATCCTCGTAGAACATCCACATATGCTTACCGGATGCGGCAAGGCCAACCTCTTTGCCTTTGACATTGCCAAACCATATACCCATGACAGGCTTACCAGTGCCAAGGTCATACTTTGTCAGAGAACCTGGTCTGCGCTGAAGATTATGATCTCTGGTGATCTTCCAGTTGCGGCACACAGATGCTTCGCCCATCTTCAGCTTAGTGTCTCCGTCTGGGTTTTCATTCAAGCCGAGGAACTTCTCTATCTTCCAAATGTTTTCGGTTGTAGAGGCTCTGATAGTTGACATCTCTTACCACCTGCCAAAGTCGTTGTATGGATAGTACCCTGTGAATGTGATGTAATTGCCATCAGCATCATAGTAGCCACCACTATAGACATCCTCGATAGCATCCGGGCCACTTGCAATACCTCTGCCACTCTTGAGGTCACCAAGCAAACGCTCATACTCCTGTTGGTAGTAGTTGGCTGCCATGCTGTCTTCAACGGTGAACATGAGAGCAGCGACACCAAATACCAGAACATCCATGCAGAAATCGTCGATGTCGATCTCGTCGTCGAAGGAAGTGATTCTGACAACGGTAGGACGGGAACCGGCAGTAGCAGACTTCTGAGGAGTGGAGTACGGATAGATTTCGCTGAGTCTGGCGTTGATCAGTGGCAGCATCCTATGTCGATACTCCCGGTTGTCTACGGTATCGTATTCGCCTGTAGTCTCATCGCCGTCGTCATGCATGTGCATAACCTTTTCGTACACATAGTTTGCCGTGTAGGCCATAACTTTAACCTCCTATAGGAAAGTGGGGAGAGGAATAACCTCTCCCCTTATGAGGTGCGTGATCAGATTTCGACGTCCTGATCGTAGGACAGCTGAGTGAGTGTGGAGCCATCCCAGTATGCTTTGGCGATACCGGATGCAACCTTGCCTGCCTTGGTGGCATAAGCCTGGATGTAAGCGGGTTCGGTCGGAACATCGAACGCAGCGGAGTAGGTGTTGACAACAGTGGTGCCGTTGTCGGTGACCTTCGGGTTGTGGCCATCCACAGTGTAGTAGATGTGATCGTTGCCAGCAGAAGCCAGAGTGACCTTGTTGGAAGCGACAGTGATGGTCGGAGTTGCCTGCGGTGCAGCGTTGCTGTCGCCGAGGACGAGGATGCCGTTGGCTTTCATAGCCTTGACAAAAGAGTCATAACGATACAGACCGTTGAGGACAGGGCCGGAGTAGCCTTCAACATGCTCATAGACACGGCTCCAAGAGAGCTTGCGCGGGTCGATGGTTGCTTTCTTCCACTTGACGAGAATCTTGCAGCCTGCAGGCATGAGAGAGTCGGGGATTGCAATGACAGTTAGTTTACCGAGCTTGCGGATTTCGCCGTTGACAGCGCCTGCCTTGATGTACTCAGGAGAGTACTGCAGCTCAGAAGCAAGCTGGAACTCGATAGCATCGGTTAGACCGATGTAAGCCATACGGCCTTCCATAGGAACACGCATATTGTCTAGCATTGCGGAGACAGTCAGCATTGCACGAACAACATTGTCCTTGGAGAGCGCGGTTGCAGTGCCAGTAATTGCAGGGCCAGTAGAAGTGAGAATTGCAGTAGTGCCTGCACCGTCAGCCCAGGTCTTCAGACGGTACTTGTCGATTGCGGGAACAAGGCGCTCGTCCTGAATGCCCTTGAGGATGCGCTGGATCTTGCGCTCGTTCAGCTTGTCATCGGAGTACAGCTTCTCGTAGGTCTCACGGAAGGAGAAGTACTGCTTCAGCTGATAGATGTTGCGCTGATCGGAAATCTCGTGCATAGCACCCATGCGCTCGCCGAGAGCTGCGCCGAAGTCATAGGCATTGACAACACCAAGACCTTCGGTTTCCATCTGGATGGCATTCACGCCAACCCAAGAGAACTCGTTGAGGTTTGCACCGGAATCGGTGTAGGATTTGGTCTTAAAGCGTTCATCGAGCTTCTTCTCATAACGCTCGTTGAGGTTATATACAGCACCGGTATAGTTCGGAGTGCTGCGAAGGTTGGAAACAGAACCGCCGATAGCGGCAGAATGGTTAATAGTAGGCATAATTTATCTCCTGTAATTATCAATAATCGTCGTCGTACCACATCTCGTCGATCTCATCTCTCTGGCTCTTGGAACCGGAGGACTTCATCGAACCAATGGAACGAGCTTTGTTTTCAGCGTTCTTGCGTAGTGTTTCGTTTTCCTGAGCAAGCTTCTGCATTGCGGTGTATCTTTCATAGGATGCGACAAGGTTGTGGGTAAGCTGCATGTCATCCCAGACTTCTTTTGGAATCTTGTCTGCCTTGACAGTGGGGTACTTCTGCAAGAAAGCAGTGATGCTCTCCTGTGCCATCTGTTCAAAGACAGACTCTTTGGTGATTGTGGGCTGGGGTGCAGGTTCCTCTTTCGGCTTGTTAGCTTCCTTGACTTTGGCAAGGGCATCCTCGTAGCTGATACCTTCCTTGTCCGCTTTGACTCTTGCTCTGGTGTCGTTCATCAGATCTTCGATGGTGGCGAAATCACCCTGAAGTTCTTTCAGAAACGACTCATAACCCTTCAGCTTGGCAAGCTCAGTGTTGGCTTCATCAAGCTTTCCGTGGATGCGGTCATAGTCCATGCCCTTCTGGGCAAGCACTGTGGCCTCGTCTTTCGTGACCTTCTTTACTTCACCGAGATGCTTCAGTTCGAGGTACTGGTCTGCACCATCGTCCTTAGGCTGTTCAGTCTCTGTCGGTTCGGCCTCTTCCGTTTCAACCGGCTCCGTGGTCTGCTGGTCTGCTTCTTCAACGGTGTCGGTTTCGACAAACCCGTCGTCGTCATCGTCGGCCCACATTGCGTCAAGTTCGGCATCGGTAAGTCCCTCCACTACTTCTTCAGCAGCTGCGGATTCCTCAACGACTTCGGTATTGTTTGTCAGTTCGTCCATGCTATTTCCTTTCTTGGCTATGGTTGGCCAATCCAAAATTCAATGTTTTGCGGTTGGTTTACCGCACTGTATTATCATCTTCGAGTTTAACTCGTGAGATTGCGTTGTGTGAGCTTCTGCAAGCTCGGTAGTGTCATTTGTTCTCTGCGTCTACGAGCCCTTCTGCGATGATGTAGGCCACAACTGAAGCACCGGACATAATGATGCCGGATACCTTTTCCACTGTGCCTGCATCAACATTGAAGGCTGTGAGCAGCCCGGTAACAAGTGCTACCACTGCAAGCCAGAACTTTCTGGAAGTCAGTTTGCGTACAATGTCGATCTTATCCATGTCATCCTCCTGTTTGCATCTTGCCTTTGATGAAGGCAATGTCTTGCTGAATACTGCCTATCTTTTCGGCATAGCCATTATGCGTGTCTAATTTCGTCTCAATACTCTTAAGGCGTTCTTCAAGCTTCGCTTCTCTTGCCGCTTCCTCGATGCGTCTCTTGCTGTTCTGCTGCCACTGAGAGATGAGCTGCACAATGATTGCCGAGGCTGCACCGATCAAAGCGGCTAATACTGTTGGGTTCATAATCTGCCCTCCTGGAATTCCTTGATTTCTTTTTCTGTTAGAACTCCACAATCACCATCTATGTCAAGCTCGGCTCCAAGTGAGTTGAGCATAGCCTGTAGTGCTTTTACTGCATCGCCGAGACTCCCATAACGGACTTC